TAACTTTCTTTTCAAATATGCTATTAGACCAACTACATGAGCCCTAGGATTTCCTATTATCTGGCCCTCTCTAACTTTTGAATTAGTATAAGCCTTTATCTGAATATTTAGGTCATCCGTATCAGATATATCGTTTAAAGTTTTTTTGTTCAAACTTCTGAATAATTTACCTGCTCCTGACATTAAAGTTGAAAATTTATTTTTTTCATCTTTTGTAAAATTTATTACTCCATCCATTATTTCATAATTCGCATCTCTATACCAAACATCAGAGCTTTGTCCAAAATTATTTAAATTTATCTCATATCCTGCCGACATCTCATTTACAGGCCCGTCTCCAGTATATTTTGTATGCCAAACAATACCTATTTTTGATGCATTAACTTTTTTACCTAATTCTGAATTTATTGGCACCGCATATGTGATAGTATTAGGTGAAAAAGTTATCATCGACTCATCATCAATATTTTCTATCTTTTTGTCTCCCTGTTCCGAATATAATAAATCACCTTGATAAACACCATCCATACCTATCTTCGATAGATACTTCAATGCACTTTTCATCTTTACATTTAGACCTTGTGCAGGATGATTCTCATCAATATCAGAATCAGTAAAATTTAATTTTGGCGTTTTACCAAATGCACCATGTTTGGTTGCTACAAAAAAATTTTTACTAACCGGGTCGATACCTGCAACAATTGCTGGAGCACCATCCCACTTAGTCGTAATAGTTAACTTCTTAGTAGCATTACCCTCTAAAGCCTTTTGTATAGTTAACAAATAAGTTATAGATTTTCTAAGACCATCAAAACCATCATTCAAAATTTCATCTTCGATATGTTCTAAATGCTTATTGGCGCCTTGGTTTTCTACCAAAAACTCTTTGAATTTTTGCATAGTAATACAATTAGTTAAAAAAATAGTCTTAAACTATTTATGATATTATTTATTTGAAGGAGAGGAATAATTATTTTTGGAGGGATTTTTGGTCTATTTTTCTCATTATATCATACATTATCTCTGCGTTAGGTTCTAAAATGTCTGTAAATTCAGAAGAAACATCCTTACCGTCTTTAAAAACTCTCATATCACACATCATTTCCGTATCTGTATCAGGTACACTAAAGAAAATAATGTCATAACCTTTGAATTCGAAAACAATAGAGAATGCTCCTTCTGGTGCTGATACTTTAATCATGTGAAACTGAACTCCGAAAAATCTTTTTTTCTTGTCATTCTGTTGTCAGTAGCTTTGTCGAATGCAGGAACATCTTCTTCCTCTTTCTTGTTCCATGGCAATTTACTATCTTTTCTTTTATTAGTTCTTTCAATCAAATCCGCTTGAGCAGATTCTTCAAGGTCATATAATTTCATTTTGGCCCTATCAATGCCAATAACAAATCTCTTTGAACTTGTAGGGTCATTGTATCTGTTCTTCAACTGTTTTACAAGAATCTGATTAAGTTCTTCAAGTTCTTCAGAACTTATCAAGGCAAACATCATGTCAGCCGTAGCAGGAAGACCAAATGATTCAGAAGTATCTTCTAATCCTACATCGGTATTTGTGTAACCAGACCTTGTTGTTTGTGTAGCCGAGACTATTGGTAAATTACATTCAACGGCCAAACCTCTTAATTCTTCTGCTATAGATTTGATAAATGTATAGGAATTTACATTTGCACCTTGTTTTAATCTAGCAGATGAACAAATATTTAGATAATCTATGAATATTATTTGAGGAATAAATTGTCTTTTAAGTTTCAATTCACTCAACAAATTACGAAAATGATTAGTATTAGCGGCGGCAGTCGGATATTCTTTGACAATCAATTTGCCGTTTGTCACTTTTCTAATCTTTTCAATTTTTCTTTGATACATGTCTTTTGGTAATTGTTTCAAATCATCAAGTGTGACATTCATCAAATTAGCATCTATTCTTTCTGCAATTTTTTCTTCTGCCATCTCAAGCGTAATGTACAATACATTAAATCCTTGTGACAAACAACTGGCCGCCTGATGACACATGAATAAAGATTTACCGACACCTGTACCTGCCATAGCAACATTAAGTGTTTTATTGGGTAAACCTCCTGATGTTATCTTATTAAAATACTCTAAGTCAAATGGTATTCTTTGTTCAACTTTGTGATAACTATCATATCTATCATCAGAATCTTCAATGTAATCGTGACCAATATTTGGGTCAAAACAAACTGCAAGAGCATCAGATAGAATTGCTGGTATCGCACCTTTATCTTTACTTGTTTCTTTTTGACCATCAATAATACCAATGGATTCTAGCACCGCATTGTATATGGCCTTATCTTGACAGAAATTTTCAGTAGAATCTACAATCCATTCTGTATCAGGCCTGTCATGTTTATTTTCTTCATACAGATTCAAACGAGAAACTATTTGTTTGAATTGGTCTTCGTTTAATTTTGTACTTTCATTCAGTTCAATGACCAGTGCCTCTTTAGTTGGAGACACATTGTATTTTTGAATGAAATCACTAACATATTCAAATACAGTTTTATCAAGATGTTCTGTGAAATAGTCTGTCTTTAAATAAGGTAAGGCCCTTCTTACAAAATCATCATTATATAATAAACTTTTCAATATGGTATCTTCTAGTCTCTCCATAAATTATTCAGCCTCTACCATTTTTTCTTGAATAACTTCTATTAAAATATCTCCTATCATTTCTTCAAATTCCTTTCCTTCTGTATCAGTATATTTTTTATCTCGTATTTCTTCAGGTATTTCAAGTATATCATATTCAAAACGATATTTCAATTCTTCTTCATTTTCTTCTGGTTGAATAACTCCAAATCTATTATATTTGTAAACAACATCTCTAAATTTACCCTCTTTTATTCTAAACGCATGTTCATCATCATCTTCATCAAATTTGATGATTTCATACAGATGTTTCAGATTGTTCGTCAACGTTATCTTGTCCGACATCTATATTCTCCGGTTGGTTTGTTCCATATAAGAATTCTAATTTACAATAATCATCAATCTTTTGAAGAACTTCTTTGGTGAAAAATTTCTCAGGCTCTGCTAATATAGCCTTACCAAAATGTTTGCTTCCGTCTGGCATTTCATATCTGGTTGATACTTTTTTAAATGCTTCACATGCTTCAGCTAATTCTAACATCCAGTAATATCTATCCAATCCCTTATCGTAAGTAACCAAAGCATCTATCATCTTATGTTCAACCGTGAGCCTCGATTTTTGATTCTTACAGTGAATAACATTTCCAATAACATCTTTACCATCTTTTTCTTTTCGTTTAGAAAGAAAAACAATATTACTTGATGCATAATATAATCCGGTACCGCCACCCATGACTTGCTGAGGAAACATTGTACCTACTTGAGAATAAGTGTGATTGGTAACTAGCATTGGAATTTTTGCTTTACCTAATTTTAAAGTCAATACCCTAAAAGCGGCTTTAACTAATGCGGCCCGTGTCATATCTTTAGTTTCTTTACCTTCAGCAGTATCATTCATTTCTTTTGATGTTGATAACATACCCAAACTATCGAGACATAACATTAAAGGAGGTCTTTCTTCAGTAGAAAGATATTTGTCTAATACTTTTGTTGCCTGATGAGTAAATTCCTGTATTGTTGCAACTGGCATAATAACCATTCTTTTCGAATCAATACCTCTACTCTCAATCATATCCTTTGTTATTGCAGACTCAGACTCAAAATAAAGAACACCACCGCTAGGGTTGTCTGACAAAAACTGTTTGACAATACCGAGTACAAAAAATGTTTTTCCTGTAGCTGATTCTCCAGCAAAAGCGGTAATTTTGTTTGACGGAAGTCCTCCGTAGATGCTTCCCGATAATAGAGCATTGAGAGCATAACTACCGGAATCGATAAAGGATTCGACATCACCTGCCTCAATACCGTCAGAAACCAATCCAGCATATTCATTACCTGTCTCCTTAATAATATCTTTTAAAAAATTTGAAGAAGCACTTGAAAAATCCATATAACTCCTATATAAAAAAATTTTCTATTGTATTTTTATTCATATTCAAATAATTTTTATTGTTTTTTCT